TACTCCCGTTTTGCAGCGCGATTCGCAAACCGTTATCATACCCGGAAACATTACCGGACTTACAAACCAGTCTATTTTTACTGCCGCCGCACTTAGGGTAAATGTGAACGAAAGCACACCGTTTTTCCAGCTATTAGTTGCGGATAGCAGTGTTTTTACAAATTTGTTAGCCTTTGGCATTACAACGGATTTGCTTTCAAACGAAAGGTTTTGTTGGATAACCGAAACCGGAGGAGGTCAAGTGTATGGCGCTGGGCAAGTAACAACAAACATACCGCAGGGGCGGTATGTATTTACGCAATTATTCCAACAGACTCCTACAATAGTGCAGATATATCAAAACGCTACACTTCAAACACTTACAAACTCAAGTCACGGGGGATTTAGCTCAAGCAACTACCCCAACAGGTGGAACATTGGAAGGGCTGCAAGTATGGGATTTCATAGAAATAACAGTCTAATTGAGGTGGTTTTATATCCCTCGTACCAAAGCGCAAACCGCGCACAAATAGAGGCAAACATAAATCGTTTTTATGCAATGTATTAAATATATTCTCGCTATGCTGCCTTTTGCAGCGGCTGCGCAATTTGACACCGTTCAGATTGAAGCGTATGTATACACCGATAGCGCATTAGCCATGCTTGCCCGCGACACATGCGACCAAGCCTATAACATACCATCCGGCGTTTACTACGTTACAAGACACGCTGTAGCCGCTGAAAAACACCGGGACGGTTTTTGGTTTATCCGCCCTTCAGAATATACAATTCCGCTTTCAACAGAACCGCAAACCATTACAATTATATCGCAATGAAAAACACACTTTCCGCGCTTTTACTGCTGGCATCATTTGCTGCATCCGCGCAAACAGTCACATTTGACACCACATTTTACACTCGCGAAAGCGGTGTGTTATTTGAAAACGTCCGCGTCGAATACGACAACAAGGGCATCACAACCAGTAAGCAGCCGGTTGATTCCGCCCAAATTATTACCATTCGGCAAGCGGAGGTGAAGAACTGGTCAAACGATCAACTTTCCGCTTTCCGCCAAATACAGGAAACTTCACGGCTATTTACGTCTGCCGTGCGGGCCGACAAAACACTTTTCGAGCAGCTTGGTGTCTCTTTCGTTGTGGCAATACACCAAGAAAGCGATGTGGATTTGCTGAAAGGTCAGTGGGAGCAGGTCGTAAACGGCACCGCTACCGACGTTACCGTTCGCCGCAGGGCGTCTGACGGGCTTTCAGAGTTTAGGCCTACAGGTGGGCAATTTCGCACTTTCCGCGCCCTGTACGGGATCATACGCGTAAGCAACTGGCCAATATCGGGAGTAGAAACGATACTTTACCAAGTCAGCAAAACAAGGTATGTAGACATGTCTGGATCAATAGTACTGCGAAGAAAGTAATGCACAACATCTTCGCCCTCATCATAGCCGCCCTGCTGGCCGACCTCGTGCAATGCCTCACCTGGGCTGCCCGCTGGCTGCTGATTTGGGCGGCGTGTGTGGTGGGGTTGGCATTGTACTTTTTTGCCTGCCTCATTCTCATTCACCTTTGGTGTGTTTGGTGGGCATAACCACCTACCTTTTTCAAAAATCAAAACATTTTTAAGCATGAAAAACAAAATTTCTTTTTTCGCAGTAACAATTTTCGCCATGCTCTTGGCCTTTGAAGCCGAGGCGCAGCGTTTTTTTGACATTAACCGAACCGGTACCGACACGCTCTCTACGAGTACCACCATCAACATTACCACCAATCCGGTGCTCATTGATGTGCCGTACTACTACAGCATCCACGTCATTGCCGACTCGCTGAGCGGTGCCAACCAAGGCGTGGTAAAGTTGCAAGTGAGCAACGACCGCACCGGCACCAACTGGTTTGACGTGCCCAATGCCTCGCTCACGGTGGATGGCCCCGGCCAAGACGTGGCCCTATGGGAAGGCTTGCTGTACGCCCGGCGCATTCGGGTGAACTGTACCTCCCCAGCCGGTACCCGTCGGACAAAGCTCCAGGTATACGGATCGTTCAAACGAGCGTTACCCAACTAAAGCACATATTCATTTTGTCGTTTTGGGAGCCTCGGCACAGCAGTGTGTCGAGGCATTTTTTTTCCCAAAATGGTATGTCCTACTGCCATTATAAGGCATCTGGCATTTTTGTGGCATGAGCGCAAAAGTGCATACCATACTTCCAGTTCGGTGGCTTAAAAGTGAGCCCACTGTAGCCCTGACTAAAGCACCGAAAGTGGATGCCGATGAGGGCATTATATACGGTGTGGTGATGGCCGAAGAAGGTCCCGCGCGCGGGCATGGCGTGGAGCTGGACGAAGCGTTTATCCGCGATGTGGTGCGCTACGACCGCGCCCACTACCAAGACCGTGGCCTTAAGGCCCGCTTTGGGCACCCAAGCATGAGCAACGAGGTGATGGGCACCCAAATGGGCTTTTTCAAAAACTACCGCGTGCAAAAAGCAGCACGCAACGGCCAAACCATACACCAGGCCGTAGCCGACCTGCACCTGTTGGCAGCCGCCAACGAGAGCCCTACACACCCAGGCATGCGTGAATGGGTGCTGAAGATGGCTCAGGAGGCCCCGGACTTTATGATGTGCAGCATTGTGTTTATGCCACAGATGTACTTTCAGCGAGACGCTGAGGGGAAAAAAGTAAAGGTGGAATATGATGCCGAATATGGCTGGCTGACCGACCCGGAAATGGGCCCTGTATACGCACAACTGGCCGACCACTATTACACCGACTTGGTGGAGCAGGGAGCAGCCACGGAGAAGCTGTTCAGCGCACAATTCAACCCCGATAACATGGCAGTACGCGCCGCCGAATGGCTGAGCGACAACCCTGCCGTGATTGATTTGCTTGAAAAAACACCCGCCAAAGCGCTCGATTTTCTGACGCGTGTAGGCATCAACGTACAACCCATGACAACTTTGATTGGAAAGCTCCTCGGGAGCTCAACACCGCCCCCTGCGCCCGCAGCGGAAATCACCGTACCGGTAGTAACCGAAGACGCCACCCAAAAAGAAGCCGTGGCCGAAGACGAGGAGCTGATAGCCGAAGACGTAGTGGCTAAGCAAGAAGACCTGCTGAACGAGCAAATGAGCGCAATGTCGGAACTCGTGGAAAACCTGGTCAAATCTGTAGTGGCGCTCCAAAAACGCGTGGAGGCCCTCCAAGCCGACGCAGAGCAGCGCTTGCAGCAACTGGAGCAAGCCCCCGCAGCTACCCATACCGGCGGAGCCGTATCAGCCGATGCCACCAACGAGCCAAAATGGCTCACCCACTTGGACACGAAACGCCAAACCGCATAAGGCTGCCTGCCATACCAAGCAGTGGTCACAACACAACTCATTAAAAACACAAAAACAACATGGCAGTAAGCACCAATTTTACCGATGCCGCCGCGTACCGAGCGTACGTAGAAGAGTTTGCCGATGACCTCATCAGCCGTGGCTATTACAGCAACCGCACGGCATCCATCGCCACACCACACGAAGGCGTAAAGGGCAAAAAAACCCTTACCATCCTGACCCTGGGCAATCTGGGCCGCCGGTGGGATGCGGCGTTTTCCCCTACCGCCAATACGCTGGCTTTCTCCCCGCGTGAACTGAATGTGGAACCATGCCGCTTCGAGCTCCAGTTTGTACCGCAAAGTTTTGAAGGGAACTACCTGGGCGCAAAGCGCACGCGCACGTTCAACGACAGCAACGAGGTGCCGTTCATCGGGTACATCATGAACCAGGTGATGGCCAAGCAGGCACAGGAAATTGAAAACGCCATGTGGCGCGGAGAGGAAGTGACGCCTAATTTGTCCACGCATACCCTCCTGCAAACGGTGGACGGATACCTTACCATCATTGCTGATGACCAGGCGCTGGGTTCGCCCAAACTGACGCCAGTGGCTACGCCCGGCGGTGCCATTACGCAGACCAACGTGGTGGAACTGATCGAAAGCATGTGGGATGTGCTCGATCCGTCGTATCAGGATATGCCCATCGCCATTTTTGTGAACCCCAAAGTGTGGAGCCTGTACCAGCGCGCATACCGCAATGACTACAGCAAGTACACCGACGCCATGCAAACTGGCCGGATCAAGCTGGACTTCTGCGACGGTGAAATCATCCGCACGCCGGGCATGGGCACCAGCAGCCGCATCCTGATGACGCCTGCCGAAAACCTGCACTACGGTTTCGATGGTGCCAACGACGCATCCACGTTCAACTTCGAAAAAGACCACCGCGCAATGGACTACTGGTCTGACTTCAAGATGGGCGTTCAGATCGGCCTGTTGGAGCAAGGCGTAGTGGTGATCAACGACCTGGCTTAACCAGACATGGCTACTCCACGAAAGACTCCAGACGTGGAAGCCGCCGACACCAGCAGTTTAGCGGTGTTGGAGGCCAAAACCGAAGCCCTGGCGGCGGAGGTGGTTCGCTTACAAAGCGACAATGCCCGGCTGGAAGCAGAAGCAGACCACCTGCGCACACAGGTAAGTGGCTTGCAAGAAACGCTGACGAATAATACAGGCCTGGTGGCACCGCCGACTCCGGCGGTGCCGCTGCGCCCGTTTGTACACGGTGGACTCCGCTACCGCTGGAATGTTTCAAAATTCATAGTAGACGGGCAGGTGTGGACGGCAGAAGCCGCCGCCGAAAACGAAGCAGTACTCAACATTATCCTCAAATCATATCAGGGATTATACACCCCTGAGTAAATGCAAAGAAACAATGGCAGATTGTCCATGTACCATTGAAGCGATCGACCGCGAATGCGGCCGCAACACCGCCAGCATGAAACCGGTGTTGTATGCTTCCTGTCCCGATCAGATCGCGTCCATCGGCGCGGCCACTGATCACGCCGTATCCACCATCACCATGCGCTCCGCCGTGGTTGGGCCACCAGCTGTAGCAGCCGGTAAGTTTTTTGAGTGGGGATGCAGCCGCCGCGACATTGAGTTCCAGAGCGAACAAGATGAAGAAACGGGCGTGTGGAACACCACGGCCAGCTACTTCATTCCGAAGCAAACGGCAGCCAAAGCCGCCATTCTGAACAACTTGGGCGAAGAGAACAACATCTTCATCGCAGTGGACATGAACGGTGCAAAGCGCATTGTGGGGGCCAAAGACTTGCCTGCCACCATCCGGGTGACGGAAACCACTACGCCACGCAACGGCTACAACGTGCGCCTGAGCTGGCAAAGCGGCGAAAGCCCCTACTTCTACACCGGTAGCATCGCTGTGTAATGAAAAAGGTGCAATACACTGGCCCTGCTTACAACCGGGGCATAGTGCTGCCCGACGGTAGCCTCGTAAGGCCTGCGCACATGAACACGATGGAGGCGCTGCAACTGTGTGACACTTTGCCGGAGGCCCGCACGTGGTTTGTATTTACGAGCGTGGAGTCGGTGAAGAAACGAAAAGACAAACCCGCCGCAGCGCCCCGTGAAGCTGAGCCGGAACAGACAAAAAAAGTGGAAGTACCGGAGGCTGCTGATGAGTGGCCACCGATAAGTGAAGAACCTGAACTGTAATCCGATGATCAGCCAGGGGGGAGGGCGTAACAGTCCGCCCCCCTGGCCTCACACCACCGCATGCACACACATGGAACAAATAATACCACACGCGTTAGAGCGCATCGAGAACCCCATACTGATCATACTGCTGGCCGTGTTGCTGGTGGGCGTAGTGGCTATGTGGCGAAAAGACCTGAAAAAAGATGCGATACTGCGCGACTTGCTGGTAGAGAGCATTGGGGCCATCAAGGACATCAACACCACCCTGCTGCGCCTCAAGGATGCCGACCAAACGCAACACGCGGACATAGCTGAAAAGCTGGAAGAAATTCAACGAAAAATTGAAACGGCTCTGCGATGAAAAACACAAGCATGAAGCATCAGATGGACTTGCTGCGAGAAGCCAGAAGCGGAATTTTGGAGGTATGTAACCCCGCAAAAAAAGTTGAAAAACCGCCTCCTCCGGCGGCTACAACGCCGGAAAACAACAAGCCACCAAAGACCAACAAAAAAGTTACGCGCCCTTAAGCGTCCTATAAAATGCCCGCCGCAAGCGGGCATTTTTGTTTCAGCAAACAGTACACTTCACACACTTTCACAACAAAAAATTGTAGTATGAACAAGAACCTTGGTATCAATGAACTGGTGGACACGTGCGTGGACGCCATTGACGTGGCCGATGCGCTGGTGGAAACCTTTGCCGATGGCTTCCAGTGGCAAGACACTGCCACGCTGCTGGGCATCAGCCCCAAAATTGCCGAAATCGCCAGCGACGCCAAAGAGGCCCTCGATGAGCTGTTGGACTTGACGCCCGAAGAGGCCGAAGAAGCCGCCAACCTCATTGCTGTGCGCGCCAAACTGCCGGAAGGCCCCGTGGAAGGCATCCTCGATGAGGTGCGCGAAGCGATGTTCCTGATCGTAGAAATCTACGCCGAAACGGAGCGCGTGCTCGTGCTTGGAAAACGCGTAGGCGCATTTGGTCGCCGCTTCAAAAAAGCCGCTTAGTACAAGCCGCATGCTTACGGTTGAACTCAAAAAGAAAAGCGGCGGCGCATGGGTCTGGAACAGGCCTAAGCGTCGCCGTTTTTCCATTCCACAGAGCTGGGATGATTTGGGCAACAACCGCCGACGCCTGCGCTGGTGGAAGGTGGCCATAGCCTGTGGGGACAATGCCCCTGTGGTGTTTTTGCGCAAGCAGGTGCCGCGCTCCTGGTGGCCACACCTCAAGCCGGATGATGTGGCGGCCATGGCCATGAACATGGACTGGCTCAAAGCTTCGGGCACGTGCGAAACTTTGCCGTTCACCAGTTTTGTGGTGTGGGGCCAGCGATACTACCTGCCAGCGGCCAAAGGCGGCAATATTTCGTGCCTGGAATACCCCATAGCGGATGACTATTACAAGGCCTGCTTCACCGATCCTACCAAAGTGCGTCTGCTGGTAGCTACCCTGTGCCGCGAGGCCAACGCCGACAAGGCAGCCCGCGTAAGCCAGGGCGACGTGCGGGTGCCGCTGCAAAGCCGGGCAGAAGTAGAACGCCGCGCCCGACGCATGGGCAACGCCATACCCAACGAGGTAGCCGCCTGGGCACTAATGTACATGAGCGGCCTCAAGCAGTATATACACAAGCTGTACGGGGCATACCTGTTTGAATACGAAGAGGAAGACGAAGAAGACAATGATTTTATGCTGCTTCAGGGCCAAAACAACGGGCCTAATTTTGGGTGGTGGGGCGTATACCAGCAGGTGGCCGAAAGCGGGGTGTTTGGCCCGCTGAAGGAGGTGTATCAGTCCAACTTCCACACCGTGTGCATTTACCTGGTGCGCATGACTCAACAACAAAAAAACAGCCGCCCGGCGCAGCCAAAAATAGACGACCATGACTACTAAGCCGCTGACCAACTACATTGACCTGGTGGAGTACTTTGCCTCGATGGCGCACCATGTGTCGCCACCGATACAAACGGTGATCATAGGCAACGATGAGGCCATAGCCAACTACCAAAACAGCCAGGTGGAATACCCGCTGCTGTGGGTAGAAACCCCGTCGGTGGCATTTGTAGGTACGGACTGGGGGCCGGCATACCGCTTTTCGGTGCCTATAGTACTGCTCACCAACGTGAGCGACCCGACCAACGACAACCACAACCAAGCCCTGAGCGACGCTCTGGAGGCCATGGAGTGCGTGTGGAACCAACTGCTGGAATCGGCTGATGCGGCGGTGTTTGACCTCATACTGTCTGACACAAACAACACCGACCCCATACGGGCCTACAGCGCCGATAACGCCTTCGGCTGGCGCATGGTGGTGCAGATAGAAATACCTAGATGCGAAACGATACCTGCATAACATGCTGCGAATAACCCATAACTACATCACCCACCCGCGTACGCGCCCGGCGCTGCGCCCAGGACTCCGGATGCACTACTCGCTGCGCGCTGTGCGGGGCATAGTGGTGCACTGGACAGCCAACCGCGCCCGTGGGGCCGATGCCAACGCGCACCGCAGCTACTTCAACCAGGGCCTGCGCGCCGCCAGTGCGCACTATGTGACAGACAGCGAACGCTATGTGCTGTGTGTGCCGGAGCGCGAGGTGGCTTTTCACTGCGGCGACCGCCCACTGGGCCGCTACAAAGCCGCCGGACAAAACCTCATGCAGGGATACAAGAACCTGACGCCAAACTTTTTCACGGTGGGCATTGAGCTGTGTGTGAACGCCGACGGCGACTGGACGGCAACGTACGCCCGTGGGGCGCGGCTGGCTGCCTGGTTGCTGCGCAAACACATGCTGAGCCCGGCAGACCTGTACCGACACTACGACATTACCGACAAAGCGTGCCCGCAAATGATGCTGAAACAAGCGGAATGGGATGCATTCAAAGCTGCTGTGCGCAGGGAATGGGATGGCATGGATCACATGCGCCTGATGGTGGTGACGGCCGACAGCCTCAACGTGCGCATAGGCCCCGGATCGGGCTATGCAGACATAGACAACCTGCCCGAAAACACCCCTGTACTGGTAAACAGTATGGTGGCCAATTGGGCCGAAATAGAGCATGGGCGCTGGGTAAGCGCCCGTTTTTTATCACCCGCATAACAACTTCAAGCCATGCAAAAATTATTTAAACAGAAATGGGTGCTGACCGCCGCCGTAGCGCTGGCAGGCGTATACCTGAGCATAGTGATATACCTAAACCGATTGAAGAAATGGGCGTGGAAAAAAAACTGAGGGTGCTGGAACCCCTGCTGCCCTGCCCTTTTTGTGGCGGCGAGGCGGAACGCACGATGCTGGCGGAGGATGGCGTGAAGTGCCACCTGACCATCTGTACAGACTGCACCGGCGGGTATTTCAGCGAATGGACAAGCTCCGATGTAGACATCGTGCAGTTTGAAACCGAGCAGACGCTGATGTGGAACTGCAGGACCGTACCGGGTGAATCATAAAGCCAAAGGGATGTTTGTTTATTAAGTGGAAAACAGGGGCCTTGCGTAGCAATTACGCAAGGTTTTTTTTATGTGCGGTGTGGGTCTGTGTCAATAGTGTCCTACCCTAAGCGATTAAGGGCGTGGATTTTTGCACAAAAAAACATGGCAATTGGATTTGGCAACCGCCCACGGGGGTACACGGATGCAGAAATAGCCTCCATAGAACGCATGATGAACTCCATCAATGCAGGCGTAAAAACCATGAACTGGGCAGCCCTCAAGCGCAGCAGTTTCCCGCTGCTGTATGGGGCCATGTTTGTGTTGTTGGGCATAGTATCCACCCTCAACCGCGACTAATGGCCGACGCGGTAGACACTTTGCGGAACCATGTAGAGCAGGAATGCCGGGCCTGGGCGCGTGAATACGTGCTGGGCCGACAGGCATTTTTGCAAAGCCGCAAAATACAGGCGTCGGAAAGGCTGAAAAAAAGCCTCGAATTTGAGGTAAACAGCGCGGTGGGCAATGCGCTGCGCACCACGGTGCAGGTGGGCTTTGAGGATTACGGGCGCTACATAGACATGAAGCGGCTCAATCCGCCCAAAGGTGGCGGCGACTACATAGCGGCCTTGGCCGAATGGATAGTACAACGCGGGTTTTTGGCGCGCTGGACGCCCAAATTCATGAAGGCGCGCGGCCTCAAAACCGTACCGCAAGACATAGTGAACCAGATGGCCTGGGGCATAGCTGTGAAGCGTACCCAGAAATACAAGCGGCGCGCCTGGTACAGCAAAAGCAAGGCGGCAGCGATAGATGACTTGTACAACCGGGTGGCTTCAAGCCTGCCGGACATAGTGGCGCAGGAAGTAGCTGGCGCATTCAAATAAACAACACACAGCGCAATGGCAATCAGACAGGAAGACGTACAGATAAACGTTGATTTCATCACCGACGAAAGCCGGGCTTTTGCGCGTACGCTGCAAGACACCAAGGCCTTCACGCAGGAAATAACCACTGCACAGGCCCGCATAAAGAGTTACCAGGCGCAGCTCAAAAGCGCAGCGAACGATGAACAGAAGCGTGCCGAAATACTCAATAAAATAGCCCTCGAGGAGCAAAAGGTGGCCGCCGGTATGGCTTCCATAGCCCGCGAGGCCAAGAAGGTGGAAGGCATAGACCTGACGAAGTTGACGCCTGCGCAGTTGGTGGAACGCGCCCGCCAACTGGAAACCACGCTGCGCAACATGAGCCAAACCAACCCCGCATTCGGGCAGCTACAGAAAGAGCTGGCCGGGGTGAATGGCCAACTGAAACAAATACGCGACACCAGTAAGGGCATCAATACTCAGCCTGGCGGATCGGGCGGCTTATTAGGCTCATTGGGTGCCATTGGCCGCTTTTCAGCGCCGCTGCTGGCGGTGGGCACTGCCTTTGAGGTGCTGAAAAAAAGCATAGGCGGGGCCGCTCAGTTGGAGCAGCTCACCATCAGCTTTGAAACGTTTCTGGGCAGCGCCGACAAAGCCAAGAAGGTGATAGCAGACCTGAAGGCCTTTGAGGTGCGCACGCCTTTCAGCGCCGACCAGGTGAACAATGCCGGGCGGGCGCTGCTGGCCTTCGGGTTTTCGAGTGAGCAACTGATACCCATACTGAACCAGGTGGGCGACATAGCCGCCGGTACCGGTAAGGACTTCAACGAGCTGGCGCTGATATACGGAAAGGCCAGTGCATCGGGCAAAATACAGGGCGATGAGCTAAACCAGCTTGCCGAAGCAGGCATACCGATATACACCGAGCTGGCCAAGGTGCTGGGGGTGAACACGGAAGAAATACGGAAACTGGGCGAGCAGGGAAAGATTGACTTTGCTGACCTGCAGCAGGTGTTTACCAACCTGACCGCCACCGGCAGCCGATTTGGTGGCCTCATGGAGCGCCAAAGCCAAAGCCTTAACGGTTTGCTGAGCACGTTGCAGTCGGCGTTTCAGGGGTTGCTCACCGATTTGGGCCGTAGCCTGGCACCCACGGTGAAGCTGATTGTATCGGCGCTGCTGCCAGCGTTGGACAACCTTCGGACGTATTTGCAAGCCGTGCTGCCCGTGGTGGGCAAAGTGGTGGCGTTCTTTATACAGTTGGCCAACTTTGGGTTCAACAACTTCAAAACAGGCTTTCAGGACATCATAGACGGTGCCCGCGCGCTGTACGATGCGGTGTCGTTTGTGTTCAACTTTGTGGTGGGCTTCTTTGGCAGCGCGGAGGCGCAACAAAAAGCCAGCGAAAGCGGCCAGCGGATAGTAGACACGTATACGCGCATTTTTACCCGGATATACAACAATGCCCTGGAGGTGTTCCGGAATATTGGCGGTTTTTTGGCCGGTGTGTTTGATCCGGATGTGCGGGCCGAGCGTGCTGCCGACAACACGCGAAAGCGGCTGCTGGATGAATACGAAAAGCAGGCTGCCGACCTGCGGGCTATACGTGCGGCCGACCAGGCGGCTGCGGAAAAGGCCGCTCAGGAGCAGGTGAAAAAAGACGCCGAAAACGCCGCTAAGGCAGAGGCAGCCCGGCAGGAGCGGCAAAAAAAGGCAGAGGCAGCGTTTCAGGCCCAATTGAAGGGCGTGGAGGTGTATTTGGCGCAGCAGGAACTGCTGGCGGAAGTATCGCGCACGGCCGACGAAGACGGCGAACGGCTGTACCAGAACCGCCTGGTGGAAATAAAGATAGAGGGCCTGCGACGCGGCATTGAAGTGTACCGACAGTTCAGGCGCGAGGAAAGCATAGAGGCCATACGCCTGCAACGCGAGCTGCTGCAAACCGAGGCCCTCACCGTACGCGAAGTGGTGCCACCTGTGGCCGCGCTGCCCCAGCGACAGCCCGACCAGGTGGAGCAGGACAACACGGCAGTGGCGCTGGAACGCATAGCCGTATCCGAAGATGCCAAACTGGCGCTGCTGAAATCAAAACTTGACCAGGCGCTGCTGACCGAACAGGAATACAACCTGCAACGCCTGGAGGTGCAGCGACTCACCCTTGATCAGGAACTGGCTGCCCTGCGCAATGCTACTGTGGTGCAGGTGGAGGAGGTGCGGATACGGGAGCAGGAAAAAGCCAATATTGAAAATCAGATACGGGAGCAGCGCATTGAAAACGACTTGCGGACGCAACAATTCAAGAAGGAAACGGAAGCTGAACTGATCAGTACTACTGCCCAGGGCATTGGGGCTATTGCAGAACTGCTGGCGGCTGACGAAGCAGGGAGAAAGAAGCACGCGGAAACCATCAAAGCTTTTCAAATTGGTGAGGTAACCATATCGGGCATCACCGAAATTCAGAAGATTTTTGCGGGGTACGCTGAGCTGCCTTTTATTGGCCAGGCGCTTGCCATTGCACAGGCTGCCATTGCCGCCTTGCGTACGGCTACGGCCATCAAGAAAATCAGCTCCACCAAATTTGAGAAGGGGGGCTACATACAGGCTTTTGGACAAGCCGCCAAAGGTGGTGTGTTCGGTGGACAACTGCACAGCAGCGGCGGCACCAAAGGCGTGTTTTCGGATGGTACCCGCGTAGAAGTGGAGCGCGGCGAAGCATTTGTGGTGGTGAACCGCAAAAACACGCCCCTGCTGCGCACGCTCAGCGAGGTGAATGCCCGAAATGGAAACGGGGTGCCGTTTATGGAACGGGGTGGCGTACTGCGCTTCAACACCGGCGGACTCACCACGCTGAACACCACGCCCAACAGCGCAGGGCTGCAACAGGCCCCCGCAACCGTGGATTTGACAGGCGTACAGGCTTTTGCCGATGCGGTGCAGCGCTTCAACACCGTGGTGGAAGCCATGCCCGCCGAAGTGAAAGCCCGTATAGTATACACCGAGCTGGAAGACGTGGGTGCAGAACTGGAAGGCATAAGGGGCGACGCAGCCCTGTAAAAAAAGGCGCTTGCACCATTTGCACCATTCAAATGGTTGCCGTATATTTGCAGCGAAGACTCACTCATTACCGGTCGGAGGCACATCTCCGAACGCATAAGACTGGCTAGTAAGAATAGCCCGCAAGGGCGGCCCGGGTGCCATTCGCTTGCCTTTACCGGCCGGTTGAGTGGGTCTTCCACTCGGGTTTATTGGTTCACTTTTAAATATTTCGTTATGAAGACTAACGAACAAATTGCCACCCAAACGGTGTGGCAACAAATGACCGGGCTGAATGGGCCCATGATTAAGATACAACAAGCCGACCACACCCTTTACCTCCTGTCTTGGGCGCTGGACAATGACGCGCCCTTATCTTTGGGGCAGGTATCGGACATCGTTCGGGGGGTTAAGAGCCTGCTGGATCCGGTTTGGGATGAAGCGGAGGGTATACTTGACAAAGAGTGATGGGGTAAGAAAAAGCCACTGCGTAATGCAGTGGCTTTTTTTGTTTTAGGGCTGTGGCTTTTTTACGTCCTACAGGCCGCAGGGGTGCCTGTGCATCTTTGTGTCATGCAAGGAATATCCATTCATCAAATACTGGCTCAAATGGCGGAGGTCGGCGATAAGCCGTTCGAAATCGTGTACGTCAAGAGCCAGGGCAGGGAAAGGGGCGATCTGCGCCGAATGATATGCTACTACGGCGCTCCCATGCGCCGCCTGAGCGAAAGCGAAAGCGGAAAAGTGCGGGAAACCAGAAAAGCCCGCATGACGCACCTGGAGAGCGGCACTATTCCGCTCACCGATGCGCAAAGCAATGAGCTGCGCACGCCGAGGATAAGCCACATTATTGAGTTCAATTCACAAAAGGTCATACACTGATGAATACCGTACATCTATTGGCACACAGGGATGATGTAATCGTGTCGCAAACCCTGCCAAAGGACTGGGAAACCGGTTCGGTGGCCACCATCAGTGTGCCGGGGGCTGGCAAAGCCACGGTGATGCAATGGGGAAAAAACAACGACCTGCCCCAGCGGCGGGAAATGCTGTTGAGCGACAACAACATAGTGCCTGCCTTATTGAAGACGAAGCGGAACATCATAGCCGGGAGCGGCTTGTATGCCTACCGCATTCGATACGAGCAAAACGCCACCGGCGGCATGAAGAAGGTAGTGGAAGAGGTGGACATGCCGCAACCGGCGGTAGATTTCTTCGAGGTGGTCAGCTTTGACGAATACATGAACAATGCCGCAGGGGAGCTGGAAAAACACGCCCTGGTGCTGGCCGAAATGATCAGGAACGGTGCGGGGCAAATTATTGGCCTGAAAGCGCACAAAACGAAGTACTGCCGTGCTGAAGAGCAGGATCAGTATGGCAACATAAACGCCTGGTGGTGGAGTGGCCACTGGACGGTGGATGAACGCAACATCGACAGTCTGCGCCAGCGCCGCATGGAGCGCATGCCGGTGTACAACGGAGAAGAAGCGCCAGGGAAACGG